TTAGAGGCTTCTCATGAGTTGAGCAAACTTTTGAGAAGCTTCTTTTTTTCTGTCTTTTGTAATATGTAGATAAACTTGAGTGGTAGTTTCATCTTCTGTATGTCCAAGCCTATCCATTATTTGAAGAAGTTCTACTCCTGCTTCAGCCAGAAGGGAAGTATGTGTATGACGGAGAGAATGTGGAGTCAATCTTTTCTTAATACTAGGTGTCTTCTTAAGTAAACTCTCCATTCTGTTCTCGATCGTCTTAATAAAATGAGGATAACCGTAATATGGTGGATTTAATCTTCCAAAAACAAAATCTTTATTGTAATATTCCTTACCTACTTCAAGCTTTAATTCCTTTTGTTTCAGCTGGTGTTTCTTGAGGGTAGCAATAACCTCTTCTTCAACGTCAATTTTTCGTATAGATCCTTCGGTTTTTGGTGGAAGTAATTCATAATTTTTAGTATTGTTCTTGGGGTTGTAATATGTCTTAGTAATATTTATAGTATGTTCTTCAAAATCAATATCTTTCCACTTTAAAGCCACTAATTCACCTGCTCTTAGACCAGTCCAAGCTAAAGTTAAAAAAATTACATAGTCATCAACTTCCCCTAAGGTTTTAGCTGTTTCTAAGAAATCCTTCAACTCGTGCTTTTCTAAATATTTTTCTTCAACCTTCTGATTTTCGATATCTTCTACAGTTTTTTTATCTTTAGGAATGAAAGCAAACTCTGTTGGATCCACTAATAAGTAATCTTGTTCCAGAGCCCTTTTAAAGATCATACGTCCTGTACCATGAATTCCTGATATAGTGTTGTGAGCCAATTTTTCCTTTTTCTTCAGATCATTTAACGCACTCTGATACATACGTTTAGTAATATCTTTGATTTTGTATTTTGCAAAATAACGATTTAAGTGTCCAATTTCATGATTCCTAACACGAATAGTGCTTACTTTTACGTCAGTTTCACTATAAACATCAAGCCAGTCTTGAGCCATATCTTCAAATGTTATATTGTTATCTTCAAAATTTTTCCCACTAGTTTTTCTTTCAAATTCTTTTAGAGCATTCTTAGCTTCTTTTTCTTTTACAAATCCTTTTTTAACAATACGTCGTCGTTGGCCGGATTGCGGATCAATGCCGTTTTCGACTACATACATCCACCGATCGCCTTTTTTTGTTTTATACTTTTTTATATAGGCCATTAAAAATCACTCCTTCAGGATCGTATGTTCTTTATTTGTTAAAAAATAATAAATGATCATTCTTTACGCTTTTGCATAACCCATTCGAATTGTTGAAGTGTGTGAATAAGAGAGTATGCTATAAGTTTAGAATCCTTTCTTGATAGTTCATAGTTGTCAATCGTGTAATTTTCACCATTGAAGTATATAGCAATTAATTTCTCGAGCTTCCTGACAAAATTCATCTACACTCTCTCCTTTATGCGTTTATCATAAATTCCATTCTTTGCTCTTGTGGTAATACACCGACAACCCCCATAACATCTGGTGCATAGAGAATAAACTGTTCGATTACACTTGGATCATGAATGTCAAAAGATATTCGTTTCTTCAGGGCACTAAGATTAATTCCTAATTTATGTGGATAATCTTTATTAATAATTAATTCTGAAATTTGCACGCCATAATTAATAAGATTCTCATCTATTTCGCTATATTCTTCCGATCTAATTGGAACCATTAAATCAAAATAAAATGTATGCTTGTCCCAATCCACTTCTCCCTTAAACAACTTTAAAACATAATAAAAAGGTGATAATTCTCCGTCTACATACTGATAATCTAAATATTGAACTGGCATAGGTGATCTTCCTTTCTTTTAGCAGATTTGAACTCTAATGCACGAGCAAGAATTTTATTAGTTTCATCAGAATAAGGAGATGCTTTCCGATATCGTGATTCCATGTGCTTTCTATGTGCGGCATCAGATTTAGCTTGTGCCCATTGATTTCTGTAATGAATTAAACGTTTATTAGCAAAACCCTTAGTGACATTGAAAGTGTCCGAAACAAATTCGATGCCATCATTAATATTCATATAATTAGTAAGGTTGTATTTTAGTAGCATAAAAGTAGGAACACAAAAGTGATACATAAAATTGTTTGCTTGGCTTTCCTGCAGCTCCCTAAACATACGCCTAAGTTTATACTGGTTTCCAACATGCTTAATTACATGACCTAATTCATGACCGAAATCCTGCCATTGTTCTTGCGGTGATAAACGCTGATCTAAAAAAATGCTATATAAACCATTTTTATTTTTATAAACATGACTCTCATCATTGAGATAGTGAATCCAGATATCCAATTCACTAGCAATATGGTACATATCAATTTCATAAGGAGTATGTATAGACAAATTCTCGTAAAAATCCTTTATGTGTTCTTCTATTAATGTAAATTGATATTCCAATGAAATCACCCGATCGAATGTATGTTCTATTTGTGGTTAAAATAAAGAGCCTTAATGGCTCTGAAAAAGTATTTTTTGTTTCTTCAGAGTACTAGTATCTTCTCGGTCGAGGTTGTTTATCTCCAGGCTTTCTGCCCTTCTCTAACTCTTCAATCATTTCGATAAAGTCTAGTACTTTCTTTTTGTTTTCCTCTGAAAAGCCTTGAGCACTTCTCATTGCAAGTTGAAACTCTGGATCATCATACAGTTCTTCAGCAGTTTTTTCCCTTACTACATTAGAACTATCATTATTATCTTCTTCAATATATCCAGCAGCCTTCATTAAATCTTCATAGTCAACATCTTTAAGGTGAATAGCTAATCTTTTAAGTGTAGAAGGAGTAGGTTCTTGAGTGCCGCCTTCGATCCGAGCAATTGTCCCATTGCTAACTCCAGACTTTTCAGCTAATTGTCTTTGGCTTTTAAAACCACTTTCTTCTCTTAACTTTGCAAAGTAGAGACCAAACTCTTTTAAATCCATATAAATTCACCTATTTTTTTATACTTTAATAGTAGTTTATCAAATGCGTTTCGTCTATGAAACAAAAAAAGTGTGTATTACACTACAAATTTTAATTAAAAACTGTTGCATTAGCTACACAGATGATTTATACTAAGTGTGTAGAGAACGAAACGAAAGGATGTGAGTACATGAAAATAAAACTTCGTGTAGATGTTCTCGAAAAGCTGCAAGAGAAAAATGGTTGGAATGACACCGAGTTAGCAAAGAATATGGGAATATCTCGAAGTCGTCTCTGGAGAGCAAAGCTACCTGAAGACCATAATGAATATTGCTCCCCGGGAGAAAACCTAATAGTAGGTGCATTAAATGCTTTTCCCGAGAAAAAATTTGAAGATCTATTTTTTTTAACTAGTGTGTGTAGAGTTCTACACAACAAAACGACAGCATAGGAGTGAATACCATCAATCTCACCAACAAAGTGATCTGGGCTGAAATCAAACTCAAAGTCCTAGAATCAGCCATGATGCTAAATGACGAGTACTCAACTGAAGATGTAATCGCAAGCTAATGGAAGTCGTTGAGATTTTAGATAATACACAACCATAAAAGGAGGTGCAAAATTGCGAACAACTCTTACTTTTGATGATCTAGAAGCTGAATTTTTAAAGGATCGCTTAGAAAAATTAATTCAGGAAGCTTATGAAAAAGGTGTGAATGATGCACGTGAAAAGTATGGTAAATACTCTTATCCGCCAGTATTGAGAAATAGTCATCTAGCAGAGATTCTACAAATAGCACCACCAACTGTTATTAAGGTAACAAGTAATCCATCTTTTCCAAGGCTACAAAATATCAAAGGGCGTTACCCAAGAGATTTAGTTTTCAAATGGATAGATGCAAATTCAACTTATTTAAAGCAGGTGATCTAATGACGCAATTAGTTTTCATTGAAAATAACAAAGCAGTTACTGACAGTTTGACTGTTGCAGATGTTTTTAAAAAATCTCACGACAAGGTAATTAGAGATATTGAAGTGCAAATTGAAAAGTTAAATCTAGCAAACGAAAAAGAATTTTCACTCTCCAACTTTGGCGAGTCAACTTACACAAATGAACGCGGTCGTCAGTATCGAAAAATTAACCTTTCAGAAGATGCATTCACTTTAGTTGCAATGTCTTATGTAACTCCTGAAGCCATGAAGATGAAAGTGAAATTCATTCAAGAGTTTAAACGGATGCGAGAACAAATTGAAAACAATAAAGTGAAAATTTTAGATGACCGTCAAATTCGAATAGAATCCATGCGTTTAACTCTCGAAACAGCTGAAAGACAGGATGAAATGCAAAAGGTCCTTGGTCATCATGACAGGAAAATTCTCGAACTAGAGCATAAGGTAGAAGAACAAATCACACTCACGTCTGGTGAACAGCGTCGGCTACAAAAAGGCATTGCAACCAAAGTATATGAGATTTGTAATGATCCTGATTCACGACCGTCCCTGTTCCGAGAATTGCATCGAGAAATTAAAGATCGTTTCGGTGTTGCTAGCTATAAGGACCTCAAGAAGAAGGAGCTGCAGACAGCCCTTCGTTACATTAATAGTTGGGTACCAAGAAAAGCTTCATAAGAGGTCCGGCACCGACGAAGCTGCCAGGCTCAAAAATCGGTGCTAGTTTCTTCTTATATTAAATTTTAATACTAATCTATTAATTTGCCTGTTCAACGATAGAACATGTTCAGAATTAGAACATTAGGGGAGATGGAAGTCATGCAACCGTTAGGAGAATTTTATAAGAGGTCTAGAAAACTTTCTGGTTTAAGCCAAGAAGCGATGGCAGAAAAAATGTTTATGCCACGCAGTACTATATCAAAAGTAGAAAATGACAAGATGGAATTAAAAGTGTCTGATGCAGCTAGATGGTGCCAAGTAACTAATGTGCCTGAGTTTTTAGCAGCAATATTATGTGGGGTTGATGTTAATACAGTCGTTCATACATTGACTAAGTTAATAGGTGGTTTTATTACCTACATAAATTTCTAGAAGGAGGGAAGAGACGTGAGAATTAAAGCAGGGGCTTGGTTAAAGTTACATAGCCAATGTAAATATGAGCTTTTAAAATTCTTTGCAAAAGAAGTAAACAAAAATGAAAAAGCAGCTAGCTAAGCTGGAACTTAACTAACTGCACAGAATTACGGTATGTATTCATTTTATCACGGATGTGATGAATCGACAAGAACCTTTGTTCCTGTCGTGATAAGTCAGAGCGGAATCTACTATCCCACCTCTACCAATCGTTTTGGCTTATCGCGATGCGAATAAAACTTGCATCTGATCTTTGAAAAATACATAGAAAGGAGGTCGAAAGGATGCGTGATCATCCAGTAATTGAGCAAATGGAGCGTACTGGTTATCCATATCCAATGGATAAAGAGTATGAACTTGAGGAAGATCAGACTGAAGAAATGGAATGTCCAGTTTGTTCTAATGAAGAAATAGAAGATCATCATAATTTCTGCAAAATTTGTGGAACAGAAATTGAAAAATAAAAAGACTCCTGTTAGCGGCAGGAGTCAGCATTTCGAAAACTATTAATTACTGTCATTGTAGCATATCAATCTTTGGTGGTAAAGGGAGGATAATCATGGCAAAAAATGCAGTATCAACCCTATCAATGAGCCGTTATGAATGGTTGCAAGAACGTGCTAAGGGTATTGGAGGCAGTGATGCCGGCATAATCTTAGGATTAAACAAATATCGGACAGCCTTTGAATTATGGCTTGAAAAAACAGGGCAAGTTGACCCCATAGAAATTGATAATGAAGCCATTTATTGGGGCAATGAAATGGAGAATGTTGTTGCTAAGGAATTTGAAAAGCGTACAGGAAAAAAGGTGCGAAAAACAAACTTCATGTATAGCCATCCTAAACATGAATTCATCAAAGCGAATGTGGACCGACTTATTGTAGGTGAGTCTGCAGTACTGGAATGTAAGACTGCTAGCGCTTATCTTGCTAAGGAATGGGAAGGTGAAGAAATCCCAGCCACTTATCTTGTTCAGATTCAACATTATCTAGGGGTTACGGGTAAGGAAAAAGGCTATATCGCAGTCCTAATTGGCGGAAATCGCTTTGTATGGAAAGAAGTAGAGCGAGATGAAGAACTAATAGAAATGATATTTGATGCAGAATTTCGTTTCTGGAAATATCACGTTCAACAAGGACATGCCCCTGAATTAGATGGATCAAGCGCAGCTGAACAATATCTGAAAGAAAAATATGCTCAGGCTGAAAAGGATAAAGAAATAGTTCTACCTGGCAATTACAAAGACATGATCATCCAGTACGAAAAGATAAAGGATGATGAAAAATTAATCAAGACAGCAAAAACGGAAATTGAGAATAAACTCAAGTCTGAACTAAAAGATGCGGAAGCCGGAATTACTGACACCTATATGGTTTCTTGGAAAAACCAAAGTCAGAATAGGATCGATTCTAAAACCCTAAAAGAAAAATTCCCTGATATCTATCAGCAAGTTTTAAAAGAAACTTCCTTTCGAAAATTTACAATTAAGGAGTTGAAATAATGGCAACTAATAATGCATTAAAAAATCAATTAGCCAATAAAAAGGATGCTACTCCACAACAAGTTTCTGCTCAATCATTAGGGTTAAAAAGTTTGCTGAATACACCAACAATGCAGAAGAAATTCGAACAGGTTCTTAATAAAAAGGCTCCACAATTTATGTCATCTTTACTCAATTTATATAACGGAGATCCATACCTCCAGAAAGCTGATGCAATGTCTGTTGTAACTTCAGCGATGGTTGCAGCTACATTGGACCTTCCAGTTGATAAAAATCTAGGTTATGCATGGATTGTTCCGTACAGTGGAAAAGCTCAATTTCAGCTAGGGTACAAAGGATACATCCAATTGGCTCTAAGGACAGGGCAGTATAAAGGGATTAATGTTATCGAAGTGCGAGAAGGTGAACTAGTTAAGTGGAATCGTTTAACCGAAGAATTGGAGCTTGATTTAGAAGGAGCAACAAGTGAAAAGATAGTTGGATATTGCGGATATTTTAAATTGATAAATGGCTTTGAAAAGACGGTGTACTGGTCTAGAGCTGAAATAGAAGCGCACAAAAAGAAGTTTTCTAAAAGTGATTTTGGTTGGAAAAAGGATTTTGATGCCATGGCCAAAAAGACGGTGCTCCGCAACATGTTATCTAAATGGGGGATTCTCTCAATTGAAATGCAAACAGCCGTGGCTAAAGATGAGGAAATTCCAGAAATCAAAGACATTACTGATGAGTCACAGGAAGATTCAAACATTATAGATTACAATCCTGAACAAATACTTCAGAACGGGGATCCAATTGACCAATCAGAGGATCTTCTACAAGGTGAGATAGTCTTTGAACAATGAATCTAAAAGAAACGTCCTACTGCCTGCCTGGATATTCGAGCAGGCAAAGGATAAAGAACATTTAAAACAGCTTGTACTAGAGTATATGCAGCGTTATCCGGATTATGTAGTGAAATCAGTTAAAAAGAAATTTGCTGTTTGTGAGAGGAGGGAATAGGCGTGAATTACATCAAAGAAATGAACGCATTCTATGATTGGCTCGAACTAAATGAACTATCACCTTCAGCAATTAATTTATGGTATGCATTAATGCACATAAATAATAAAGCTGGATGGATAGAAACATTTACAGTAGCAGAATCGGTGTTATGCGTCAAAACAGGATTGACAGATCGCACCCTTCGAAAAGTTAGAAATGAGTTGAAACAGAAAAATAGAATTGATTTTGTTTCTAGAAAGGGAGGAAAGGCACCAATTTATAAGTTGATTTCTTTTTTCTCTACGGAAAATAATTCCGCGCCTATTATACCAACGGAAATAAATTCCGCAGTTAGTGTCACGGGTAGTGTCATGGATAGTGTCACAGATGATGTCACGGGTAGTTCCACATTAAATAAACTAAACGAAACTAAATTAAACAAAACAAATATATCTACTGCTACACGCGTGAATTATTTTGATGAATATATGCTTTGTTTCAGTGGACAACCTAATCCAATTCAAATTCAAGAGATTAATAGTTTTATTGATCAAGATGGCCTTAATGAAGAAGTTATATGTGCTTCATTTAAAAAGGCTGCTGAAGCTGGTGCAAAGTATCCCTATGCCAGAAGCATCTTAAACAGTTGGGCCAAAAAAGGTATTAAGACCATTCAAGATGTGGAAAATGAGCAAAATATTCATGAACAAAGGAAACAGCAACAACGCCAAAAAACAAGGAGAGGCACTGTACCTATTCGAACTGAAAAGCTTCCAGACTGGTTTGATGAAAATCAACAAAAAACCGGTAAGCCTAAACAGCCAAATGATGATATCAGTCGCAAGAGGGCAGAACTTCAAGAGACCCTAAAAAAAATGAAGGCTGGGGGTTAATTTAATGGGAATTCTCTATGATTTTGTGAAAAAGGTAAACGTTCACCAAGAAATGAAACGGAATATTATTCTTGAGGATCTAATAGCTTTAGGCATCATAGAGTCACAACAAGGAATCTCAGTCTATGAACTTGATTACGATGAATTGAAATATGAACTGGTAATGGCTTCATTTCGCCAAATAGATATTCAAAACGACCAGAATAAGTGGTTCTAGGGAGGAGTTATTTTATGTCAATAACAAATGTAAAATCAGTAACTAAATGTCAGAAATGTTCTACACAGGGTGTTGTACGTCGCAAGGAAAAGTTACTTGTTGCTATGGAATGCCCTGAGTGCAAGAACGAGTGGAAAACCTATTCTAAGTTTTGTAAAGAGTGTGGCGAACCAAATGGATATGCTGTCGAAGGTACATGCATGGATTGTTATACAGTGAAACATAGATCCTCATGAGTAATCGTGGATGGAAATCACAACAACCACGTCAGTTAAAGAAGATTGCCTATGCATTGACTGAGTGGAAATTAAAATCAGTAGTTGAAGCCCACGAAGAACGTGGCTGGGTACAAGCAAGTGAATTTAAAAAGCACGGATATGGCCTTGGATGCTTAATGATCTGGGGCAAAGATAGGGAAGTGGGAATATGAATTGTCCAGTATGCAATCGCCCGTTAAAGAGTAAAAAAAGTCTATCCAAGGGGATTGGGCCAGTATGCGAGATAAAAGTAAAAAAGCTAGAAAATAGTCCTCCAGAGGGTCAAATAACAATTGATGAACTACTTGATAAGCAGTCGATAAAGGATGAAATTTATGCAAAGAATGTCGTACAAGCAATATCGCAAAAAGAAGCAATCAACACCTAAGTATGGAAATAAAAAAACAGTGGTAGATGGGATCACATTTGATTCACAAGCAGAGTCTATCTACTACAACCAACTAAAATACTTAAAACACGCTAGGCAAATTAAGGATTTCAAGTTGCAACCAAGGTACCTACTTCAAGATAGTTTTAAGAAGAACGGAAAGACTTATCGGAAGATTGAGTATATTGCAGACTTTGAAATTACTAATTTAGATGGCAGTACTCAAATAATTGATATAAAGGGCAAGATCACCAAGGAGTTTGCAATAAAGCGAAAGCTTTTTGAACTAAAGTACATGGATTCAATTACTCTCTTGAAATATAAAAATGGTCAATTTGTGGAGGTGTAAAGAACAATCCGATGAATGCCCAGCACTTTAAAGAGTTGATTAATTCAGTTTGTAAGACCACTAATCTTCCAAAATATAAGGTTGCTAATTTTATGGGTATTGCCATACAGACAATAAATATATGGGAACGTGAAGGAGTTCCAGTTCGGATAAAACCATATGTAATGTCTGTGTTAAGAAAAGTATTATTTGAGAAATAGAATTTGTATTATGTTTCGCAATTCCACCAATTACGAAGGATGGAGTGATGAACTTTGTTTATAGAAGTTACAGATAGTCAAAGTGGAGCAAGAGTATCGGTAAACCCGAAGCATATCTGTACATTGCTTGATGCAGGAGATAAAACGATTATCTCTACATCAGATGGTAAAGATCTGTGGACTAAAGATAACTATGCCGAGGTACTGAAAAAGATTAATGCGTAAAAGGAGGAATGAACGTGCGTGAGATAAAGTTTCGGGCTTGGGATAATGTAGATTTCAAAATGTATTACACAGGCGAGGAAGGTGATATTCATTTTTATTTTGACAGTAGTGGTATTGTAGCTGAACGTTTTAAGGATATTCAGATAGCTGTTGAAGACCGTCTTGAAGATGATGTGCATGTCGAGAAATTAGAGCATCTTCAATACATGGAATTTACAGGCTTAAAAGACAAGAACGGCAAGGAGATTTATGAAGGGGATATAATTGCACTTCCTTATAAAAGAACCTTTCCTGAATTAGGTTTGCAAAATCATACAGTTATTTTTAAAAATGGATATTTTTCATGTTCGGATTATAACACTTATGCAAGTGAAGTCATCGGCAACATTTACGAGAATCCAGAGTTACTGAACATTAAATAAAAAAGAGCCTTTTCAGGCTCATAGCATGGCGAAAAACTGATTTCATTACATTGTATGTCAATTATTTTTAGTGGTATAGGCTGATGTTGGTGCAAGACATGACGATTAGGTGTATCTAAGATGTTTTGTGCCTTGCCCAACAATTTTATTTTATGACCAATTGAAGTAAAACATGCAGAAACACAAGAATTATTGTGTTTACTAGAAAAAAAGAAAGAGCCATTTACTCTTCCTTTTTCCCAATATTAGTTCCATCTAATTTAGATGAGATTTCTCTTAAGATCTGGTTCCTCTCTTTTTGTGCAGTAATAAGACTTGTACAAAACCAAATAGTGAAACCAATAAGAGCTAAATAAAATAATAATGGAATTATAGCAAAAAACGCTCCATTCATAGCAACAAGACCACCTTCATATGTAATTTCCTAATTATAACACATTTATGGATTTTTATGGTTTTAGATTCAAATCTTTAAGTTTACTAGAACGGAGGGATTCGGAATGGCGATACCTAGGATATTGCATTACCCGGGCAGTAAATGGAGTATGGCAAGTTGGATAATCAGCCATATGCCTGAGCATAAGACATATCTGGAACCTTTCTTTGGATCAGGAGCAGTCTTTTTCAAAAAGCAACCTTCCCAGATTGAGACTATAAACGACTTAGATAGTAACATAGTTAATCTTTTTAAAGTCATTCGAGATCATTCTGAGGAACTATCAGAAAAAATTTACTGGACCCCACTTTCTAGAGAGGAATATTACTCAAGTTATGAGTATTCCGGATCCTGTGAAATTGAAGCAGCAAGAACATTTTTAGTTAGGTGTTGGCAGGCTATCGGGGCTAAGACATCGGATAGAACTGGTTGGAGAAGTTTAATATCTTCTAATGGACCAGACACAGCGAAGGAATGGGGGAAGTTACCTGATAAGATTCTCCTAGTAGCAAAAAGATTAAAGGAAGCACAAATAGAGAATCAACCAGCTGTGAAATTACTTGAACGATATAAGAGACGAGAAGTACTAATATATGCAGATCCGCCTTACATTATTGAGACTCGAACAAAAAGGCACTACAAGCATGAAATGTCGATAGATGATCATATTGAGTTATTGGAAACATTAGATGCACATCCCGGTCCAGTTATTCTCTCTGGATACGCTCATCATATTTATGATGAAAGATTGAAACATTGGCACAGGGAAACATTAGATGTGGCAGCAGAAGCAGGGGCCAAAAGGCAGGAAGTTCTTTGGGTAAATGAAGTAGCAGCTGGTGGTTATTTTCAGCAGTCACTATTTTAAATCATTCTCTTTCACAGGCACCTCAGTGATGGAGTTACTAAAGATTGCAATATTCACAGCGAGCAAAATTATTTGCACCAAGATTTGTAGACCGTTTAAGCTAGTAAACATTTCTTTCATAACGACCACTCCCTTTTCAATGATTTTCACTGAGGTGTTATCCTGTACAGATTCCAGTCCCGGGAGATGAGCCTGTGAAAAAGAACGAGTAATAATAATTATAAGTATACTAGCAGATTAAGTAAACAAAAGAGTAATTATGTATAAAAAAAGGAGCCATAATGGCTCCGAAGCAAACTGTATGGCAAAAGAATTTATTATACAAGTTTATTGTATGAAACATTTTCGAATAATGACTGGGACAAGTAAAATAATTGCATTTAAATAAATAATGCAGGCACAACATTTCTAGTGCCTGCAAAGAGGGAGTTCATGAGCTTACAACCTGAGGATATGATTGTGCTATATAGTATTCAATTTTAATGGATTTGTCCAAGTTCTATAAAAAAATGTGCTTTTTCACTAAATATATTAAGCAAAATGTTAATTAGGGGGAAGGAAGAATGAGTGTTAAAGCCTTAAAGAAAGGCGACAAAGTAGTAATGCACACTTGTATTGAAGCTGAAGCTCACAACGGTAAGATTTGGACTTGCCGAACTGACGAATTTAAACATCATCCAAAACACGACTATACAGTTGTTATGCTCGAAGGTTTTAGTGGTTCTTTTCAGACGGAATATCTACAAAAGGTAAATATTTAATTAACATAATGATAGCTTTGTTCAATAGCAAAAAAGTGAATTAAGAAAGGGTGGGTAAATGAGTAAGTGTGCTTCTTGCGAAGATGAATTTGTATGGAATGATGATGTGATAATTGTTGAAGATAATCTTTATCACAAAGATTGCGTTACATTGTATCCAACAGGATATGTCGCTTTTATTGATGATGAATTTTTAGGGGAAACCGAAAACGATGATGGTCAAATGGCTTATGAAATTATAGATGATCTTCTAAATGATGATGAAGATTAGTTGATTAGGAGGGAAAGAGGATGTACGACAAAGAGAAAGTATATGACGAAGAAATTTCGCCGTTAATGGCTGAAATTATTAAAATCTGTAAAAGAGAAAATCTTCCTATGGCAGCTCAGTTTTATTTAAAAAAAGAACGTGCAGAGCACGATGAATTCCCTGGTGAACCAATGTATTGCACAACGACTATTATTCCAGCAAAAAATGAAATGGATGCAGATGCTCATGATTGGTTGAAGAATGTAGCTACAGCAATGAGATACGGACCGAGTGGACCACCATATGTTATGGCGGCCACAATTAAAACATCATAAATAAACACAAGGTAGGAGGAGTTTAATAGTGGGATATATTCGACATAATTCATTTGTGGTTACTGGGGACAGTTATCCAGAGGCACAAAGAAAATTGGATTTAGCACATGAAAAGGCAGTAGAGCTTTTCTCAAATTTAGTTTCCCCGGTAATTCAAGGTAAAACAAATGGTTATCAATCTTTCTTTGTTGCACCAGATGGAAGTAAAGAAGGCTGGGATTTATCAGACGAATATGATGAAAAAAGAAAACAGCTCGCAGATTTTATTGATTCTTTGGCATATGGTGATGGCTCTAATTGTGTTCAATTTGTAGATGTAGGCTTTGATGAATGTTATGAAGCAGAAGTTGATCGTACTAATAAAAAACGTCCAGAAGAAGATTAAGTAAACAAAAGATAGAAGGTGATTATTTGAATTTACCTGATAAATTTTTTGTGGAAGATGAGCAAGGGGATATATTTCTTGTTTCAAAAGAGGATATAGCCAACCTTTGGTGGATTCAAGAAGATTACACTCATGAGGAATATGACTGCTGGGATGACTGTTCAGGAACTATGCAAAGTGAAATTTTGATTGAAAGAATTTCATCCGGGGTCTATAAAATTATTCCAGATGATGAAGGATGGATTGATTTAAATTAAGTAGAGATAGAAGGTGTAGATTATGGATAATAAAGAATTTGACGTATTCTCATTGTACATGCAGTACATGAAATTGATGAACCAAAGTCACAATGCTATTAAAAAGAAATCTATTAAAAATACATTGGAAACAACGCCTCCTGGTAATGATGAACCAGTCGTATTAAGTAAAGGTGAATACCTACAATTGATAGACTTAGCGCTTGAGACTGATGACAAGAAGTGGTTTCTTGAACTGACACAGAAGATGCAAAGTGTTGCTGTATAAGAAAAAAGGATGAAGCTAAATACTCTTCTTCATCCCACAATTACGGCACTCTCTTATTAATTTCCCTTCACTAATGGAACTTTTGAAATGACCTTTATCGCAATTGTCGCAACGACCACTGTTTTTATCTGGATATAATTTAATGTCATGCACGATAGTTAAATCAATTTCCTTTTCTATGACGATCCCGCCTTAATTCAAAATAAAAAGCCAGGACTCCTCCTGACCTACCCACTCAATTATATCACGGGAGGGGTCCACTTGAAAGAAGCTGCCAGCAAACAACAAGTTGAGTCCATACTAAAAGATTATCACTGGATGATGAATTCGATTAAGATTTTGAGGGATTCAATGAAAGATGCAGGAGAAGGTTTAACAGCGCAATATGGCGATCAAGCAGGAATGCCAAAAGCTCAAGGAACAACTAGTGATCCAGTTTATAGAGAGGCTGTACGACGCGGTAAACGTTTTGGAGTAATTAATAAATACGAAGCAAAAATATCCACCATCCAAGATCGTATGCATCTTATTAAAGATGACCGTGAGTTGGAAGTGCTACATTGGTTACTTGAGGGGAAAAGCTACCGATGGATCGCGCTTCATATGGGCCTATCTCATTCGCATATCAGAAGAATTAGAGACTGCATTGTAGACCAACTTTCTGATACAAATGTTCCAAATGTTCCAAATGGTGATACTTGTACAGAAGTTAAATCTGCTTGCTAAAATGGGAGGCAGGATCGGCGCGGAAAATTTCTCGCTGTCTGTTAAACTATTCTCCCTTCTTGAGCTCCACTTTACGGTGGAGTTTTTTTATTTCTCGAAAATAGGTGATGAACATGAAAATTGCTGATCATCTTTCTTCTGCAGAATTACATCAAGTGAATAACTTCAAGAATAAAGATAAGTCCTCAAATAAAAAATCAAATGAACGATTATCTAGTCGTGACCTTGCTGAGTTGATGGGTACTAATCGTCCCATTTATAAAAGGGTACGTGGTGCAATTAGAAATAAGTGAATTTGTTGCAGGAATTTGCTCAAATCTCCCGAAATATGTATGTAAAAAGGAGATGAGGCAATGGAGCAGGTTATTGAAAAATTGATTTGCTCGAATTGCAGCATAGAGATTACAGATGAACGTGAGTACTTAGATAATAACGGGGTGTGTGACGACTGTTACAGCATACCCATAAAGAGAAAGCTTAAATTAAAATTATGAAGGAAAATAGCCCCTTTTGTCGAACTAGTTGGATGGAGGGGATTGAAATGGAAATGACCAAATCTTGTTTTATTATTACACCAATAGGTGGAGAGAATACTAGTATTAGAAGGCATGCAGATGGTGTTATAGAAGCTGTAATTTCTCCAATGCTTAATGAAATGGGATATGAAACAGTGGTGGCCCATAAAATTAGTAAGGGAGGATCTATAACACGTCAAGTAATAGAAAATGTTATAGAATCAGATTTGGTTATAGCAAATTTATCTGGTTTAAATCCAAATGTAATGTATGAACTTGCTGTAAGACATGCCGTTAGAAAACCATTAGTGCAAATTTGTGAAGTTGGAACTCAACTTCCTTTTGATATTAGTCAATTAAGAACTATATTTTATACTAATGATATGAAAGGCAGTGTGGAGTTAAAAGAAACATTATTTGAAATGATACAAGATGCAATCAGTGAAGAGAAACCAGATAATCCAATATATAATTCAATAGAAACTTCTACCATCATGAAATCAACAGAGACTTCAACTACAGAAAAATATATTTTAGAAAGATTTTCTGAATTAGAAAACAATGTAATGAAAGCATTATCTTATAACAAGAAAAGAGATTATTTTGTGGAATTCACAATAGATAAAAAAGATGAATATTTTTTAACAAAAATAGTGGATGATCTATCCAAAAAAGGGTCTTTTACTCTTGAAGACGTTAATAAAGAACTAATTAAAAATAACATAAATATTCCTAGAAATATAGTTAGAGAAACTGTAAACAACACGTTAAATAGAAGAGCAAATCAACATTCATATATTACAGCTCTTGAGGAATTTAAAAATAAAGAAGTTAGTAACTAAAATATGCATCCTTCGGGGTGCTTTTAGCTAAAGGAGGAATTGAAATGAAAGATCCAGGTACTGGTGGTCATTAAGGCTTAAAGCACTCATTTTTATGGGTGCTTTTTATTTTATGTAGCTATTAGCATAATGGGGTGATGCCATTGGGAAAGTAAATAAGAAGAAAACTGGTGCTAAGGGAAAATACCTTGATTGGATTAAACCAGAAGGCCTTATTAAGCTTGAGGGATGGGCTCGTGACGGACTGACAGATGAACAAATTGCTTCAAATATAGGTATTAGTCGCTCTACGTTAAATGAGTGGAAGAAGAAGTATTCGGACATATCGGACACCTTAAAAAGGGGTAAAGAGGTAGTTGATCGTCAGGTTGAAAACGCACTCCTCAAACGAGCTTTAGGGTATGAGTTTGAAGAAGTCACTTATGAACCAGTTCCAGTTAAACCCTATATAAACGACGAAGGAAATGTTGTTGAATATGAGTTAGGTGTAACTAAGAAAGTAAAAAAACAAGTGGCTCCAGATGTTACAGCTCAAATATTTTGGCTTAAAAATCGTCGACCTGATAAGTGGAGAGATAAACAAGACGTGGAGCATAGTGGCAGCATGGAAGTTAACAATCCACTTAAAGGATTATCTACTGAGGAATTGAAGAAGTTGATAAACAAATGACTGATTTAGAAGTGATTAAACATATGGCCAAACTAGAACTTGCAAGACGTGAGTTCTTTTATTTTTGTCACTTGCTTGCTCCGAAGTTTTATAAAGAGAATAGGCAATATCTAATTGATATGTGTGATGAAATGCAAGACTTTTATTACTCTGATGATGAAGTTGCCATTATTAATGTGCCGCCGCGACATGGTAAGTCAAGAACTGCTTCAATGTTTGCACAATGGGTATTTGGCCAGAACCAAGAAGAAAAGATAATGACTGGTTCTTACAATGAAACTTTATCGACTACCTTTTCGAAAGCCGTTCGAAATGGAATATCAGAAGAAAAGGCTGATCAGGACCAAATTGTATATAGGGATATCTTTCCTTCTACACGCATCAAACAAGGTGACGCAGCAATGAACTTATGGAGTCTTGAAGGTGGTTATAATAATTACCTTGCAACTTCACCTACAGGTACAGCAACAGGGTTTGGTGCTTCGCTACTTATTATTGATGACTTAATAAAAAACTCACTAGAAGCCTTCAATGAAATGGTACTTGAAAAGCATTGGGAGTGGTTCACAAACACAATGCTATCCCGTCTTGAAGAAGGTGGGAAAATCATCATTATTATGACGCGTTGGGCTTCTAAGGATTTAGCTGGGAAGGCATTAGAACATTTTACTGATGAAGGTAAACGAGTACGGCATATTAACCTAAAAGCCTTACAAGATGATGGGACCATGTTATGTGAAGAAGTGTTAAGTAGAAGGTCTTATGAAAGTAAGATACGAGCTATGGGCCCTGAAATCGCCGCAGCTAACTATCAGCAAGAACCAATAGATGTAAAAGGAAGATTATACATCTCATTTAAAACATATGATGGTGAATTGCCACAATTCAAGGAAATAAAGAATTATACCGATACGGCAGATAGTGGAGAAGATTACTTATGTTCAATCAATTATGGCGTTACATTTAGTAATGAAGCTTATGTTTTAGATGTTCTCTACACTAAAGATGGAATGGAAATCACTGAACCAAAACAAGCAAAGATGCTGTATGAAGGTGAAGTGAACTGGGCTGATATTGAATCGAATAATGGTGGCCGAGGGTATGCTCGGTCAGTTGAAAGGATATTAAGAGATAAGCATCATTCGAATAAAACCCGAATTGAGCCATTTCATCAATCGAAAAACAAAACAGCCCGTATTATATCAAATGCTACATGGGTTATGGATCACATCTATTTTCCTGCTGATTGGCGTTTTAAATGGCCAGAGTATTATAAAGCAATGACAGAGTACCAACGTGAAGGTAAAAACAAACATGATGATGCTCCAGATGCTACTACTGGAATTGCAGAAAAGATTGGACAAGGCAGTCTATTCAGTTTTGATTAAGTGAGGTGATAACATGACAGGATACTTTCCGTTTCAAGGAAGCAGCACAGAAAGTGATCGTTTTAATAGCATAATTATAAATGGTGCAAGTAAAGTCTTGAGTGATATTCGTATTTTAGAAAAGGAAATATATAAGTTTAAGTCTTCGGACAGATTAAAGTGGATGAAGACAGGAATTAATTACTATGATGGCAACCAAGACATAATGAAGCGTGAACGAAAGGTAATAGGTAAAGGCGGTCGCTTAGAAAAAGTAGAAAACTTGCCGAATAACCAAGTTGTAGATAATCAATATGCGAAATTGGTTGACCAGAAAGTGAATTATCAGCTGGGTAAACCCCTAACGATAGAAACAAAAAATAAGAGATACCTTGAGTTACTACAAGATGTATTTAATAAAAGATTTCATCGTACTCTAAGAAACGTTGGTGAGGATGCACTTAACGCAGGCATAAGCTATCTTTATCCTTACTACAACGAATCTGGTGAATTTACATTTAAACATTTTAATAGCTTCGAAATTCTCCCTTTTTGGAGAGATAAATCGCACACCGAATTAGATGCATTTGCACATCTATACACCATTACTGTATATGAGGGTGAAACAGAAGTTAATCGAGAATGTGTTGATTTGTATAGCAAAGATGGGATCACAAGCTATGTATGGTTTAACGGCCGATTAGTACCTGATGTTGAAAAAACACCTTCACCTTATCTAACTGCAATAGATGAAGAAGGTAATGAGCAGCAGTTAAATTGGCAACGTATTCCCTTGATAGTATTTAAGTTTAATAGCAAAGAGATACCTCTGATTCGAAGAGTGAAGAGTTTACAAGATGGAATCAATTCAATGTTGAGTGATTTCCAGAACAACATGGAAGAGGATGCTCGTTCCACGATTTTAGTTTTGCATAACTATGATGGACAGGACCTTGGAGAGTTTAGACGGAATTTAGCTCAGTATGGTGCTGTAAAAGTTCGAAGTACCGATGGTGCAAAAGGTGGTTTAGAAACCCTCTATATTGAAGTAAATAAAGATAACTATGAATCTATTTTAAAGCTCTTTAAAAAAGCACTCATTGAAAATGGCCGTGGTTACGATGCTAAAGATGATCGAATGAGTAATAATCCAAATCAAATGAATATAAAAAGTATGTACAGTGATATTGAACTAGATGCAAATGGAATTGAAACAGAATTTCAAGCAGCATTTGAGGATTTATTGTGGTTTATTAATCAAAATTTCATAAATACAGAAAAAGGCGATTTTGAAGGGGAGAAAGTAAAGTTCATTTTCAATCGTGACACATTAGTAAATGAATCGGAAGTAATAGAAAGCTTGAACAAATCTACTGACTTATCACTTGAAACCCGTATTTCACAACACCCTTATGTCGATGATGTGCAACGTGAACTAGAACGTATCAAGAAAGAGCGCTTAGAAACTCAGGAAGAGTTTGATGGGTACAATGCCACATTCAATCAAAATAAAGGTGAGTTAGATGGCCAAGAGTCGTGATTACTGGCGAAAACGATTTGAATTATTACTGGAGGCTGAGCTAAATAGAAGTGAAACGTATCTAATTGATATGGAGAAAGCGTATATCCGAACAATGTCTGAAATTGAAAAGGATATTGCAAAATGGTATTTGCGCTTTGCTGCTAACAATGAAATATCACTAGCAGAAGCAAAACGGTTATTGAAATCTGACGAGTTAAATGAGTTCAGGTGGACTGTTGAGGAATATATTCTTTATGGTGAAAAGAACGCAATTAACCAAGCTTGGATGAAACAGCTTGAAAATGCTTCTGTCAGGGTTCATATTAGCCGTTTAGAAAGCTTGCAGATACAATTACAACAACATATAGAAAAGCTCTATGGTGGTCAAATTAATGCTGTAGAACGATTAATGAAGGAAACTTATCAGAGCACTTATCTCCACACAGCTTTCGAAATTCAAAGCGCATTTGGAATTGGTTTTACAATGCATGCTATTGATGAAACAAAGCTAACAAAAATTATAAGCAAGCCATGGACAGTAGATCGAATGACTTTCAGCGATAAGATATGGCGCGACAAGCAGTTATTAGTCAATACATTGCATACAGAACTAACTCAATCCATTGCTAGAGGTCAAGCGCCAGATAAAGTGATTTCCACAATATCGAAAAAACTAAATACTTCCCGTTCTAACGCTGCTCGTCTTGTAATGACCGAATCGGCGTTTTTTAGTGCTTCGGCTCAAAAAGAAACGTTTGGAGAGTTGAATGTTGAACGTTATGAGATCGTAGCAACGCTTGATAGCAAAACAAGTTTGATATGCCATTCTATGGATGGGAAAGTATTCAAAATGAGTGAATTTGAGCCGGGTATAACAGCGAATCCATTTCATCCATATTGCAGGACCACCACGGTACCTTATTTTGATGATGATTATGGTCAGCGTATTGCTCGTGGTAAAGACGGAAAGGTCTATTACATTGATAGTAAAATTAAGTATCCTGAATGGAAGGAGCGTTTTATTATATGAAAAAGTATCGTAAGAAGTCCGTTGTGATTGAAGCTATTAAGACAGAATGTGGCAAACCCATGAAAGAAATTATAGATTTTGTTGGTCATGAGAACCTAGATCTAAATACTAATTGTGAAGCTGTAATTAGAACATTAGAAGGTGATATGATAATCAACCCCGGTGATTATATCGTTAAGGGAGTTACAGGTGGATTTTATCTTTGCAAGCCAGATTTTTTTGAAGCAACATATGAACCTGTAGTTGAAGATGATTTAATTTACTCTGTATCAAAGAAGTATGGATTTACGGTAGAGGAAGCTCAAACTTTGCTATCTAATAAAGAAACCAAAAATATCTTATTAGCAAATATAGGAAAAAGCAGTTGTGTTACACCAGTTGTAAATGTCACTATTCCAAGTGGAGAGTTTGATGTTGAAAATTTAGTAAACAATTTAGAGTATCAAATAAAGAAAATATTTAATTAAGTTATTAACATTCCGTCATCTTAGCATTTATGGACGTTAACTATTAAAGCTGGCTCGAGGACGTAACCTCGTAAAACTATCGTAACCAATGGAGGAATCATAAATGAAAAGGGAATTTTTAGAGGGTCTTGGCATTGATAAAGAGAAGATTGACTCAATCATGGCTGAACATGGAAAAACTGTTGAAACACATAAATCAAAGCAAACTGAACTATCTACTAACTTAGAAGATTTAAAGAAGCAGCTTGCTGACCGTGATAAAGACCTAAAGGATTTAAAGAAAAAAGCAGAAGGAAGCGAAGAGCTTCAATCAAAGTTTACAGAACTTGAGACAAAATACAATCAAGAGAAAGCAGACTTTGAAACAAAGCTAATAGATACTCAGCTTTCCAGTGCTTTAAAGCTGGCTCTAGCTGGCAAGGTTCATGACGCTGATCTTGTAACTGGTCTTATCGACAAAACAAAAATTGAATTAGGCGAGGACGGAAAAGTCACCAAAGGACTTGATGAGCAGATTAAAGAGCTGCAAACATCAAAGTCCTTTTTATTTGTGCCAGAGAAAAAGGATAAAACCTTTAGAGGATTTGTTCCAAGTGGAGGCAATGGTTCCGATGGCAATCCGATCGATATCGGTGCCGGTTTCGCGAAAATGGCAAACGAAAGAACTCAAGCACCAAAAAATGAAAATGACCCGTGGGGTTAATAGAAGGAGGATATTGATATGCCATATGTAAAACCAGTGGTAACAGCAAATCGTATTAACTTTTTAGCATCTTCAAAGGTTCAAGCTTTCACTTATCAAGTAAGTGCTGCAGGTGTTGCAGCAGATTCAAATGGTCGAAAGATTGTAAAGGCAGGAACGATTCTTCCTGCGAATGATGCAACAGCACAAGGTATTTTATATACAGATGTGGATGTAACAAATGGACCACAACCAGGCTCGTTAATTGTTGAAGCATATGTTCTTCAAGCTCGCTTACCAGTTGCTCCTGCTGCTGAAGCAAAGGATGCATTATCAAAAATCACATTCCGATAATAACAATTCCATTAATCGATAGGAGGCAAAAATTATGCCAGATGTATTAGAACTTTTTGATTCCAAAACAGTATTAAATTATCTAAAAGAACGTCAATATAAGCCATTGCTTGGAGAAAGCCTATTCCCTGAAGTGAAGCATGATACATTGGATTTTGAATACTTAGTAGGTGCAAGTTCTCTTCCAGTAGTAGCATCTGTACATGCATTTGATACAGAAGCAGAAATTGGTTCTCGTGAAGCTGCAAAGCAAGCACTTGAAGCTGCTTATATAAAGCGTAAAATGCAAATTACAGAAAAGGATTTAATTGCCTTGCAGTTCCCACGTACTCCTCAGGAACAACAATATTTAACTAGTCGAGTCTTTAATGATATTGATTCATTAGTTCAAGGTGTTAAAGCTCGAGTGGAGTTAATGAGAATGGAGGCTTTAACAACCGGTAAAGTCACACTAAATGAAAATGGTCTAAACATGACCGTTAACTATCATATACCTACTGAACACCAAGAAACATTAGCTGGTACCGATTTATGGACTGATCCAGCAGCTGATATTATTGGAGATTTGGAACGTTGGCAGGATTCATTAGATGAAAAAGCAACTCGTGCTTTAACATCTACTAAAGTACTATCTCAAATTCTACGAAACTCTAAAATTATCGGGTATCTATTCGGCAAAGATTCCGGCCGCATTCCTACTCGCCAAGATTTGAATGCATTCTTACTGCAACATGACTTACCACAGATTGCAGTCAATGATGCAAAATATCGCAAGCAGAATGCCAATGGTTCTTACACAACTTCTCGTTACTTTGGTGAGAATAAGTTCGTTATGTTTGGTGCTGGTACGCTCGGAGAAACTCTTTATGGACCTACTCCAGAAGAAAGCCGTATGGTTCGCGAAGGTAATGAGCAAGTACAAAATATTGATAAAGTCATTGCTATGGTTTATGAAGAAGGTTTGGATCCAGTGTCTACTTGGACCAAAGCTGCAGCTACTGCAATCCCTTCTTTCCCGGAAGCAAATAATGTGTTCCAAGCTCAACCTATTGCTTAGAAAGGATGAAACTGTATGACTACACAGCTTCGAGTGAAAATAAAAGATTCGGTATTTCCAATCCGTATTAAAGGGGCTCGTTACCATAATGGTGACGAGCTTATTGTTGATAAAAAGGATTTTTCAGATAAGATGATGGAAATTGTAGAGGAAGTTAAACAAGATCCCGAGTTTGAGGCATTAAAAGAAAAAGCGAAAGAATTAAAAATAAAAAGTTATACAAAAATGAAAAAAGAAGAGCTACAAGCTGCTGTTGAAGAAAAACTTGCTGAAGAAAGCGAGTGATTCAGTTGTTAACAGAAGTTAAAGAAAGGTTACACTCACTAGGCATTTCGGTGTCTAGTGAGCCAAGCAATGTTGATGAAGTAATAATAAAATTTAGCATTGAAAAAGTGACAAATCATATAAAAAATCAAACAAATCTATCTGAAATCCCCACTGGTCTTAAAGAAATTGCGATCGATATGGTTGTTGGTGAATATCTTTTTTCCAAAAAGTCTATGGGGCTATTGAACATAGATTCTCTAGATTTTGGCTTAATCGAAAAACAAGTACAAGATGGTGATACAAACGTCACATTTGCAGTGGAAGCAAGTTCAACGCCCGAAGCTCAATTTAATGCCTTTATTCAATATCTGAGACATGATGAAGTGGATTTTATAAGGTATAGGGTACTGATATGGTGAATGCACGTAGAAAAGCCATAGAAAGACTGTATAAGGGCGTATGTACAATTAAAGAGTTTCAATCAATAAAAGACCCTATCACACATATTACAAGCAATAAAGAGGTCCCAGTGCTTGAAAATCAACCTTGCAAACTATCTATCGAAAAACAAACTTCAGCAACAAATACTAACGGGCCAGCAATTATTGCTCAATCTACTAAGTTATTTTTAGCTCCAGAAATTATTGTAAAAGCTGGTTCAAAAATCATTGTAAGCCAACACGGTAAAACAAATGAGTATGCCCGTAGTGGGGAACCAACTGTTTACATGGATCATCAAGAAATTGTACTTGAATTTTTCAAGGGGTATGCTTAATGGCAAGGTGGGGTCGTATTGATTATGAGCAGCTAAAAAGATTGCAAAAACGAATACAGAAGCTAGAAAGAGCGAAGTTTGATAAGTTTTGTGAAGAGTGCGCAAAGGAAATTGCTGCTCGATTTTTGGCGAAAGTAATTAAACGTACTCCAGTTGGTGTCTATGAGGGGCAAGGAAAAACGGGTGGAACATTAAGACGTGGTTGGACAGCTAAAACGCATGCAGAAGCTGAAAGTGGTAGTGGTAAGGGAGGAAATGCAGTATCCTTTGCGCAAGGTCTACAAATAACTAAAATAGGTAATGTTTACGAAATTATTATCATCAACCCAGTAGAATATGCTCCATATGTCGAATATGGACATAGAACGAGAAATCACAAGGGCTGGGTGAAGGGGCGCTTTATGATGACAATTTCAGCAGATGAGGTTGAACGTCAAGCTCCAAAAATTGTTGAGAAAAAGCTAACAAAATTTTTAGGGGAGGTATTTGATGCAGATTAATGATGTTATTGATGCAATTGCAATTAAGCTGCATCAAACCTTTGGAAATAGCTTTACAATCTATAAAGATTCAATTGAGCAAGGCTTTCAGGAGCCTTGTTTTTTTATTGCGTTACTTGAGCCGGATATAAAGCAAATGATAGGAAATCGATTTCATAGGACACTGCCATTTGATATTCATTATTTTGGTCATAGTACCACTAATGCTTATAAAATTGTTGATGATCTCATGTTCAATATGGATTATATACAGTGCTTAAATGGTGATTTATTGAAAGGCACAAAAATGAGTGCAAATTTAGTTGATAGTGTCCTTCATTTCTTCGTAAGTTATAACATGTTTGTCCTAAAAGAAACGATACCTGAGGACTCGATGGAAGGTCTTTCAATCAACGGAAGTATGCGAGGTGAATAAAAATGGCCAAAGAAAAAGCTGAAGCTTTGTTTACAAAAAAACAAATACTATCGTCTGCGAATTATCAAGAAAGGCGAGATTTGTTAAGTGTTTTGTTAAAGGATGACCAGCAGTACAGCTTACAAGCAGTTGATCAAGAAGTTGATAAGTTCATGAAAAGGAAGGTGAAATAGAATGGCATTAGGTGGAGGAACATTTACTTCTCAGAACAAGGTATTGCCGGGTGCTTATATTAACTTTATTAGTGCCAAACGCGCATCTTCTTCGTTGTCTGACAGAGGCACTGCTGCATTGGCATTGGAATTGGATTGGGGAGTAGAGAACGAAGTCTTTACTGTTAAGGCTGAGGATTTAGAACGGTTTTCATTGAAAATCTTTGGCTACCCATATGATCATGAGAAATTAAAAGGAATAAGAGATTTGTTTAGAAACATTCATACAGCATATTTGTACAAATTAAATACTGGTGTTAAAGCTTCAAATACCTTCGCTACGGCTCTATATGGTGGTGAAAGGGGCAACAGCCTAAAAACAGTGGTAACGACTAATATAGACGATCCTACGAAGTTTGATGTTATTACAATGCTAGATACAGAGATTATAGATAGTCAAACTGTAGCACAGGCAACTGAATTAGTACCTAATGACTTTGCAGTTTGGAAAACAGATGCAACTTTAGCAGCAACTGCTGGTACTCCATTTACCGGAGGGACTAATGGAAGTCAATCTACAGGAACTGAATATCAAAAGTTCTTGGATAAGATTGAGCCATTTAAATTCAACACAATTGGGTGCTTAGCGACTGATCAAGTAATTACGGCATTATTTGTTGCGTTTACAAAGCGGATGCGTGAGAAAGTTGGAGCAAAGTTTCAAACAGTAGTTTATCAAACAGCAGCAGACTATGAAGGTGTTATTTCTGTTGAAAATAAGGTTAGTGAAGCAATCCCTCAATCTTTAATCTATTGGGTGACAGGTGCGGCAGCTGGTTGTGCTGTAAATAAATCTAATACAAACAAAAAGTATGATGGTGAATTTACAGTGGATGTAGATTATACGCAATTTGCGTTAGAGGATGCATTGAAGGCAGGTAAGTTTATTTTCCATAAAGTAGATGACGAAGTACGTGTATTAGAGGATATTAATACACTAGTTACCTTCACAGAAGAAAAAAACAGCGACTTCGGTAGCAATCAAACTATTAGAGTTCTTGATCAGATTGCTAATGATATTGCTGTTCTCTTTAATAACAAATATCTTGGCAAAATACCAAACAATGAATCTGGAAGAGTATCTCTGTGGAATGACATTGTGAAGCACCATAAGGAACTTGAAACGCTTCAGGCTATTGAGAATTTTAATGCTGATCATGTTGTAGTGTCTAAAGGCGAAGGTAAAAAAGCAGTAGTTGTTGGTGATGCGATAACTGTTGTTAATGCTATGGCTCAACTATATATGACAGTTACAGTGGCATAGGAAAGGGGATGAAATTTAATTATGTATGAAAAAAATAACTTACTTCTGAAATTAGACTTGCAAAAGTTTGGTCAAACAATGAGTTCGAAAGATGCGGTAAGTGCTTCTCTTGCTGAGTGCTTTGTAACAATTGAAGGTAATCGGTATAACTTTATGCAGGCGATTAATTTAGAAGCATCTATGGAAAAGACTAAAAGTGAAGTACCGATACTAGGTAAGACGGGTAAAGGGAATAAGTCAACAGGGTGGAGTGGATCTGGCTCTGCTACATTCCACTATAATACTTCCATTTTCCGTGAGTTGCTATATAGATTTAAGGAAACTGGTGAGGATGTATATTTTGATATTCAAGTGACAAATGAGGATCCTACTTCTGGAGTTGGCCGTCAAACTGTAATTTTAAAAGATTGCAATATTGATGGTGGTATTCTTACTAAGTTTGATGCAGATGCAGAATACTTGGATGAGGATTTAGACTTTACCTTTGATGACTTTGAGATTCCAGAAAAGTTCAAATTACTACCAGGTATGCAATAAAGCAGGAATGATCATTCTACGACACTCTCAATTTGAGAGTGTCTTTGCGTATAGGGAGGGTATAAATGATGAATGTAAATATTCAATTAAAAAATGCAGAAGAGTTTCAAAAATTGTTAAGGAAAGCTACTATTCTTTCAAACCAATTAGAGGAAACTCTTCAGCAAATAAATAAATTTGAATTGAATTTTGAAACTAAATTAGAAGCCTAACTTTTTTTGAATATATTCTTGAGTAGCAGTTTCTAACATCGTTTGCCAATCTTTAAAATTGGTATTCTTCATAACGTGTTGATCCATATCATCTTCAGGAATAGCTTCAAAGTCATCCTGAGATTCAACTTTAAAGTTACCAGCATTCAAAAATTCATCAAATGAATCAAACTTAGTGTTTTTACTCATGAATGATGTAATGAATAATTCATCGAAGGAAATACTGGTTGTTTTTTCAAGTTCTTTTGCTGCGCTTTCCATATTTTTTAGTTGTTTTTGCAGTTTATCTAAACCCTTTACTTTAAACTTAGACATTATTTCCACCCCCTTTCTTTTGTCTTTATTCGACATAAAAGGATAAAATACCTATTACAATTTTAGGAGGATAATTGAATGAATAAATTAAGCGCGTTTCTTAGTCAAAATGCTGTAAAGGTTGAAAATGTTAAGTATGCTGCATCTAAACGGTTCCTAGATGAAAATAAAATGCCTATGGAATGGGAAATCTGCAGCATTACGTCTACTGAAGATGAGGATATAAGAAAAGCCTGCACCAAAAAAGTTCCGGTACCAGGTAAAAGAAATCAATTTGTACCAGAAACGGATTACAATGCATATCTTGGCAAACTTGCTGCAAAGTGTACAGTATTCCCTAATCTTAATGATGTTGAATTGCAGAATAGCTATGGGGTAATGGGAGCCGACGCGCTACTGAAAACAATGCTAACTCCTGGTGAGTATGCAGACTATGTCGCAAAGATTCAAGAGGTTAACGGGTTTGAAGCTTCGATGGAAGAATTGGTTGAAGAAGCAAAAAACTAATAAATGAAGGCGATTATGAGGCTAACATAGCTTATTATTGCCTTCATAAGTTTCATAAATGGCCTTCTGAGTTTGAGTCTTTACCTAAAAATGAAAAAGCTTATGTAATTGCTTCTGTACAAATAAAACAAGATGCAGAGAAAAAAGCCGAGAAAGAAAGCAAAAGGAAAGGCCGACGTAGAAAGTCATAGAGAAATCCTCTTCTTTTCTGTATATTTATAGATAAGGAGGGGATAAGTATATGAAAAGGGCATTATTTCTAGTTCTTTCATTTTTGTTTGGGATATTTCTTGTATTTGCGATATTTTCAATTATTAAAAGTATTGGAAGTTACAGTAGTCTAGGAGATTATTTAGTTGCATTTATTATGTTATTTGTATTTGTAGTATTAGAGATGTTTTTTGTGAAGAAATATAAAAAATATAGTGATCCAAAGCTAATAAAAGAACAGCAAAAACATAATCAACAATTATTGCAAGAAAAATGGGAAACTGAAAAAATTATTCCTGGCTCGAAAGCACGTATTGAAGATTTAGGCGCTGATATATGTATAAAAGCAAAACACATGGCTGGTTTACCAATAAGTGAAGGTGCAGAAACTTTTATATACAGATGTAAAAATAAAGTGGTTTTTGAAAGAAATGAGAAAACTTATGAATTAATTTTAGATAAAATAGAAGATATAACAATTAAAACAGATATCGAAATACAAAAAAGTTATGTAAGTAGTGTTGGAGGTGCTGTAGGTGGGTATGTTTTATTTGGACCACTTGGAGCAATGGTTGGAGGAAGAGCGAAAGAAAAAAAATCACAAGTTATTGAAGAATATCTGATCTTTGCATATGAAAAAAATAATGAAGTAGAATATATATCATTTGAGGTAACAAATATTCCTAATGCTTCTTTATTTGTAAATTTATATGACAATAAAGTTCAAAAGAGGCAAACAATAGAAATATAATAATCTGAAACACTCACAAAATGTGGGTGTTTTTTTAGGTAGGTGCTTATTTTGGCTACCATTAGAACAGCTATACAGATCTATGATGGTATGTCACCAGCGTTTAGATCGATGAATAACGCTATGAATATAGTTCTAAATTCCTTCGAAAGCCTACAAAGGGCATCTGGAAATGCTATTGATACTGCTAGTATTCAAGCTGCTAGACAAGAATTAGCAAGAGCTGAATCATCATTTGACCAAATAGAAGAGCAGATTAGACAAGCTGACAGGCAACAGCAAAATTTGAATAATAGTATAAATAACGGAACTTCTGCGGCTAATGGATTTTTATCTAAGATAGGAGCAATGGTAGCAGCATACCTCTCGTTTCAAACAGGTAAGTCTTTAATGAATACTTCTGATGAATATACAAACTCAACAGCTAGAATTGATATGATGAATGATGGTCTACAAAGTACCAAGGAATTACAGGAAATGATTTTTAGAGCAGCACAAAGATCATATGGAGCTTATTCTCAAACTGCTGACATGGTAGGTAAAATCGGGATGAATGCAGGAGCTGCATTTAATTCAAGTTCAGAAGTAGTACAATTTGCAGAATTACTCAACAAACAATTTGGTATTGCTGGGACAAATGTAGAGGGAATCCATTCGGCTACTCTACAATTAACTCAAGCACTAGGATCTGGAGTATTACGAGGCGAGGAGTTAAATGCAGTATTTGAGGCGGCACCAAGTATTATTCAAACAATTGCTGACTATTTAGAAGTGGATATTGGAAAAATTAGAGAAATGGCTAAAGAAGGTTTATTAAGTGCTGAAATAGTAAAGAATGCTATGTTTGCAGCGACAGATGAGATTAATAGTAAGTTTGCTTCAATGCCACTGACCTGGTCTCAAATTTTTGCCTATATACGAAACGAAGCCCTTTGGGCATTTAGGCCACTTTTAGAATCAATTAATAAGGTTGCCAATAGTGAAAGAATTCAAGGATTTTTAAGCAGCCTATCCAACTCATTTACCACATTATCCAGTGTTGTTGTATCAGTTTTCAATATAATTACCTCTATTGGAAGTTTTATCTATGATAATTGGTCCTTAATTGCTCCAGTTGTTGGAACTGCGACAGCAGCTATAGTAGCCTATACCTCAGCATTATTAATAGTAAAGGCTGCGAGTGTTGCTCAAGCGTTTTGGTTGGGAATTAAAACATTAGCTACTGGTTTATATACTGCTTCTACATGGGCTAGTGTACAAGCGACTCTCGCCGCTACTGGTGCAGCATGGGGGCTTAATGCAGCATTATATGCAAATCCTATCTTTTGGGTGGTATTAGCTGTTGTTGCATTAATAGGAGCCTTTTATTTAGCAATTGCAATAATTAATAAATTTGCTGGAACATCAATCTCAGCAACAGGAATTATTGCAGGAGTTTTTTTCGCATTAGGTGCCTATATATTTAATATCATTGCTTTTTTATGGAACATTTTTGCCTCAATAGCAGAGTTTTTTGTGAATGTCTGGAACCATCCAATGTATTCAGTAAAAAAAATATTTGCTAATCTCGTGACTAATGTGCTTGATATGACAATTTCAATGACCAAAGGCTGGGATGGCTTTGCCACTAGTTTTGTGAATGCGATGATCTCAGCTGTAAATGGAGTAATTAAAGCTTGGAATTGGCTTGTTGATTTACTACCAGACAGCGTTACAGGTGCATTAGGAATTGGTAAGGGAACAGAATTTTCACACAGAACATCCATTACAAGTGATCTTGAAAACCTTAAATCAGGTATTAATGACTGGGTTGGTGAAGCTCCTGAGGGTTACTGGGAAGCTCCAAAGATGGAAATGAAAAACGTAGGAGCTGCTTTTTCTGCAGGGTACGACAAAGGTGCAGCCTTCAGTGATAATGTAAAAGATTCTTTTAAAATGGATGAGTTGATGAATAATGCTCAAGCTCTTGACCAAATTGGCAGCGCTGGAAAAGAAACAGCCGGAAACACCGGGAAAATGGCTGACTCGATGGAAGCTTCGGAAGAGGATTTGAAATACCTGCGTGACATTGCTGAACGAGAAGTGATTAACCGATTTACTACAGCTGAGGTTAAGGTTGATTTAACTAATCATAATAACGTTAACTCGGAATTGGATCTTGATGGTATCATAGATCGCTTTGGAGAAAAACTAGTGGAAACATTGGATTCTGTTGCGGAAGGTGTTTAACGATGGCATATAGCTTTTTATTTGATGATTTACTTTTTCCAATCACTCCTTCTAAACTAGATATGAAGATAAAGAACAATAATTCTACAATTACGCTTATCAATGAAGGCGAAGTTAATTTGCTAAAAAAAGCAGGATTAACTGAAGTTTCATTTGAGGTATTATTACCTAATGTAAAGTATCCTTTTGCTGTCTATCCAGATGGATTTCAGCCAGCGACATTCTATTTAGATAAACTTGAGAAATTAAAAACTGAAAATAAACCTTTCCAATTTATCGTCTCTCGATTAAAACCGAGTGGCGATTTATTATTTGATAATGATATGAAAGTATCTCTTGAAGAATACACAATCAAAGAGAGTGTCGATCATGGGTTAGATGTAGTCGTTTCAATCCAACTTAAGCAATACCGGGAATATGGTACGAAAATAGTTGAGATTAAAAAGCCTACTGCAAAGTCAAAGCCAGTTGCTAAAACTATTAAGCCAAGGCCAACAACGAATGCTCCACCTCCTCCAAAGTCATACAAAGTTGTTAAAGGTGATACCTTATGGGCTTTATGTAAAAAATATTATGGAAAAGTAACTAAAAAAATGACTGATGAGTTAGCTGCTAAAAATGATATAAAGAATCCTGATCTCATATTCCCTGGGCAGGTGATTAAGTTATGAGTAATTTTGAGTTAATAATTCAAAACGGATCAAAATTAATGATGCCTGCTGTAGAAGAAGGGATTATATGGGAAACTGCTCGCAGGGGCGTTCCAGGAAAACTAACTTTTAAGGTCGTGCAAGATAAAGATTTAATATTTGAAGAGGGTAATGCTGTTAGATTTAAAAAAGATGGACAAAATGTTTTTTATGGCTTTATTTTCACGAAGAAACGTTCTAAAGATGGACTTGTTAATGTGACAGCTTATGATCAATTAAGGTATCTAAAAAACAAAGATACTTATGTCTATGAGAATAAAACTGCATCTGAATTTATCAAAATGGTTGCTGCGGATTTTAGAATGAACACTGGAACTATTGAAGATACTGGCTTTAAAATTGCTAGTCGTGTAGAGGATAACAAAGAGTTGTTCGAAATGTTTAAAAACGCACTAGATTTAACAATGGATAATACGAAAAAAATGTATATCCTCTACGATAATTTCGGAAAGTTAACTCTTAGAAACATAGAAAAAATGAAATTAGATGTTCTTATTGATGAAGAGACTGGTGAGAACTTTGATTATACATCCTCAATCGATTCTAATACGTATAACAAGATTAAACTAGCATATGAGAATGAAAAGACAGGTAAGCGTGAGATTTACATTACAGAAGATGGTAACAATATAAACCGTTGGGGAGTACTTCAATTTTTCGAAACTATTAAAGAATCGACTAATGGAAAGTCAAAAGCAGATGCGCTGCTGTCTTTGTATAATCGTAAGACAAGAAATTTAAGTATAAAAAATGCATTTGGGAACATTTTTGTACGTGGTGGAAACTTGGTAGTCGTAAGGCTAATCCTTGATGATATTAAAATTATGAACTGTATGCTGGTTGAAAGTGTTAAACACACTTTTGAAGAAAGCGATCATTTCATGGATTTACAACTAGTTGGAGGCGATTTTATTGCGTGATATGAATAATATCGTTCAATCATTTAAAAAAGCAGCAGTAGACGCAATTCAGGCGGCTGATCCAACTGCAATACAATTTGGTCATGTAACAAGTACATCACCATTAAAAATACTAGTTGAGCAAAAGAAAGAATTATCTATTGCTCAACTAATATTGACAAGAAATGTACGAGATTATGAGGTTGAAATGTTAGTAGATCATATGACGGAAGTAGCAGAAGGACATTCACATGGATACAAAGGCAAAAAGAAATTTACTGTCCACAATGCTCTTAAAGTTGGGGACAGTGTTATTCTCCTTAAAATGCAAGGTGGCCAAAAATATTTAGTGTTAGATAAAGAGGTGGTTTAGTGATTCCTCAAGTTAATGATGGTCTAGTGGCTGATTTTGAAGAGGCTACGCCGCCACCTACTAAAAACTATAAAATATATATCAATAAAAATCGCTGTTTAGGCTTCGTTAATGAAATCGAAGCATTGAAACAAGCGATTTTTTTAATGCTTTCAATCGAGCGTTATGACCACATCATTTATTCGTGGAATTTTGGTGTGGAATTGAAAGATTTATTTGGAAGGCCTACAGCTTATGTTTTACCTGAGATTAAGCGACGGATCACTGAATGCCTTACTCAGGATGACCGAATAAATGCAGTCGATAACTTTGTATTTGACGTTCAAAAAAGGAAGGTTCATGTAACCTTTAATGTCTATACCATCTATGGAGATATCGAAGCTGAGAAGGTGGTGGAATTTTAATGACTGAACCTCTAAATTTAGATACAACTTATGAAGATTTAATGGCTCAAAAGTTAGCTGGAGTTGATCCATCTCTTGATACACGGGAAGGGACATCTCTTATTTATAATGCTACAGCAGCAAACAGTATTGAAATAATCCAAATGCTATTTACTCTTAAAAATCAAATCGATTTAGTGTTTGCCGATACTGCGCCAAGAGAGTATCTAATTCGTCGTGCAACAGAAAGAGGAATGAAACCGTATGAGGCAACAAATGCACGGCTTAAAGGTGTTTTTAATATCGATGTTCCAATTGGTAGCCGTTTTTCATTAGATGAGTTGAATTATGTAGTAATCGAGAAAGTTGAGTTTGGAAAGTTTGTAGTAGAATGCGAAACATCAGGCAGTATTGGGAATTTATTTTTAGGTCCCATAATCCCTATTGAATATATTGACGGTTTAACAAGTGCAGAATTAACAGATGTGCTTATACCAGGTGAGGATGAAGAGGATACAGAAGCTTTTCGTACTCGATATTTTAATAGTTTTGACTCCACAGCTTTTGGAGGTAACAGAAAAGATTATAAAGACAAGGTCAGTGCACTCCAAGGTGTTGGTGGTGTTCGGGTTTATCGAGCATGGAATGGTGGAGGTACTGTTAAACTGGTAATCATTAATTCACAATATGATAAACCATCTCAGGCTTTAGTTGATTCAGTACAAGAAGCTGTAGATCCCTTGTCAGAACAAGAAGAGGGTGTAGGGATAGCACCAATAGACCATATTGTTACTGTTTTCCCAGTAGGGGAAACCTCAATTGATGTAACTCTTAATATCACTTACCAAGATGGATGGACATGGCCTGATATTGAATCGAATGTATTTCAAACAATTGACAACTATTTCAATGAATTAGCAAAAGAATGGGCCGAATCCGATGATGATTACACTGGTGTGGTCGTTAGGATCTCGCAAATAGAAACACGGCTCCTTGGAGTAGATGGTGTCCTTGATATCGCTAATACAATGTTGAATGGTGCTCAATCAAACATTGCTCTTGATCAAGAGTCGATACCCAAAAGGGGGGTAGTAAGTGGCTAGAGATGTTGATATTTTAAGTTATTTACCATCTATTTTACGTGATATTAAAGAATTAATTGAGATTGCACAGGTTGAAAAACCAGCGTTAGAAGCTATATGGGAGAATATCGAAAATGCACTAAATAATCAGTTCGTTGTAGCTGCAAATGGATCTGGATTAAGTAGATATGAAAAGATGTTAAAAATAAATACTCCGGCTACAGATTCAATTGAAACTCGACGTTTCCGTATATTAACTCGTTATCAGGAACAAGCCCCATATACATGGAAACTCCTAAAACAATTACTTGATAATTTGTTAGGAGAAGGCCAGTACGAGTTAAAACGAGATGTTGCAGCTAAAACACTTTCTGTAAAGATCGAATTGACTGTAAAAGGCCAGTTTGATGCAGTAGTGGTTATGCTTGAGCGAATTACACCACAAAATATGGTGCTATCAGTGGAGCTTAGATACAATCAGCATTCGAAATTGGCACAGTACACACATGCTCAATTAGCAGCATTTACACACAAGCAATTAAGGGAAGAGGTGTTAAATTAATGCCTACAAATACGACAAATTTCAATTTAATTAAGCCTGGGCAGGACGACTTTTATGATGTATCTGTGCCCAATGCAAATATGGATACCATAGATGGAATATTAAAGATATTGCAGGATGCTATAAACTCTGGGGCGACTGAACAGGAATTGGCACAAATCCGCGAGGAACTTGCTACGCATTTGGCGGATAAAGCGAATCCTCACGGGACAGATAAAACTCAAATAGGGCTTGGAAATGTTGACAATGTAAAGCAAATACCTGCTAGTGAAAAAGGACAGCCAAACGGTGTGGCTATGTTAGATGCTGACGGGAATGTAATAAACGCTGATGGAAGTGGTATTAGCGGTTTCGAGTTAATCGCAACAGTAGAGCCTAGCGTATCAACCTCGGCGATAGTTCTATCAAGCATCCCGACTAAGTATAGAGACCTAAAGTTAATTATTAAATCTATTATTCCAGGCAACACAAACGGAGGACTAGCACCAGCTAGTTTGAAGATAAATGAAAGTGGAGTAGGGACAGTTAGAGGTATATCATTCCAAGGTTCAAGTACTACTAATGTAAACCATGATTCACAGTTGTATATTGGTCACTTCTATAGTCAGGTGAATACCACAAATGAGGCTACTTATGCAGAAATTGAGTTCTCGAATGAGCAAGGGGAAGCTAAGCGAATTAAACATAATCAGTACATTACCGGCTCATCAGGTAGTTCCCAAAAATTTGGGTCACTAGTGCTTTTGAGGTCGCCAGTTATAGAAAAAATAACATCAATTGAGTTATCAATACCTGATGTGAATTTCAAGTTTGCGCCAGGAACAAAAATTCAGTTATTCGGGGTGTTGTAAATGTATGAAGTTATTATTGATGAATGGGGTGAGTGGCATGTTGCAAAGAATTCTGACGGTGAAGTTACTTCAAAGTTATTGGTAACACCTTCTCAAAAGTGGAGAGACGAAAACCAGCCTGATGTTTCTGTGCCACAACTGCCTACCTTTGAAGAAAAGTTGGAAACCTTAGAGCAAGAAAAGTTAGTCTTACAACTAGCCTTGGCAGAAAGTATAGAAAAACAGGAAATAGATAAGATCAATAATCAACTAGCATTAGCTGAATTAGTAGAAACGTTAACAATGAAAGGAGTTTTATAA